GGGAGTCTTAAGGACTCCCGCACTCCAGTACAACCCCTTCACATGAAAAATGTGTCGCTCCGCCAACGTTTATCTCGTCTACAGTTAATACTCTAGACTAGGACCCGTTACAATTTCACTATGAGTAATCACAGTAAAACTGGCATGGGTGGAAAACATAGGACAGCCGTAGCCCTCAGTGCCTGTAAAAGCATTGAAAGCGGTACGCGAAGAAAGCGTTCTGTAGAAAACAGAAAATTTCAGGTGAGTGGGTTTGCGAGATGCATCGAGACTTTTTTAGAAAGTGTCGGTGTGCCCTGTAAATCTGCCCACGTCGTTTATGACTTTCTCTACCGAGAATTCATTAACGTCGAGGAAGACCAGTTGGCGAAAGTTTTCAAGCATAGTCTTGCGACTTACTTCTCACGAAGTATGAAGCAAGAATTGCCCGATGGTCAATTGTCGGTGGTGGCTTTGTTTCCTAAAAGGATCGAGGGCCTTCTACTGCGGAAGTTCAAAAATAAGTACAGAAAAGTACAAATTTTATGGAATCTGCTGCAGTGTAAGGATCTCGCTAATGAGGTGCCTGAATCTATGATTCAGGCCTCTTATGAGAAACATCGAAAGGTTTTGGCTACTGTAGCCTCTACCCCACAACCAATACTTGACCGTGCGCGCATGTATGCGCAAGAATTTTGCTCAGGAATGAAGTATGTCAATAAAACATATTTGGCTCCTAACAAGGGTTATTTGAATCATCCCCGTTCAAAGGGAGGTCTCAAACAAGCTTTGTCAGGCCAAATACGTTTTCAAGGGGGCTACCGTCGAATTCAAACATCGACACGTATTGACCCCGTTGTCATACACATTCATGGTAAGCCAGGAAAAGGAAAGTCTTTTGTGTGCAAAGCGCTCACGAAGAGACTGTCCAAGCTATTTGGATATAGTTACGACAATTCATACCAGCGTTCTGTTGAGACAGAGCATTGGGATGGATACCGGAATCAATTGATCGCACAAGTCGATGACGTCTTTTCTAAATTAGACGACGAAGACGATTGCGCTCAATTAATTCAGATATGTAGTAACGTGGACGCGGTCCTGCCTATGGCAGATCTCCGCGAGAAGGGCCGGAAATTCACTAGTGAATTCTTAGTCCTCTCGTCCAACCATCCACACGTAGCCGGGTCAGCCTCCATGAGGTGCTTACCAGCACTTCGGAGACGAATCTATCCTGCTTACGAGCTAATTTCTTACGATCACAAGAGCCAATTGTATGATGTCCAGCGTACAAATTTTGTCGCGGATAATAGTAATGGCGATTTTAAGTCTGAGAAGCGCCAGGAGCTAACTTTAAGTAAGTTCCTGGATCTACTCATTGACAACGCCATGACTATCTACCGTGAAAGAATCTCTACACTGGGGAAGATTGACGGAAAATCCTATGTGGATCTATTCCAGCCAATAGAGCGATCACAGATTGGGGAATATGGATTTGGTTATACTTATCCATCATGCCCTGAATCTGGACTTGCACAAGTGCAGGCCCATGCTATCTGTGAACCTCTAAAGGTTCGAATGATCACCAAAGGACAGACTGAAAATTGGTGTCTCAAGCCTTTACAGAAGGCCATGTTCGAGAGAATGAAAGACTTCGAGTGTTTCCGACTAACATCGGGTCAACATATCGATTTATCAAATCTTTCTCTCGGACAGGGCTTTCTTGTCTCTGGCGATTACGAGGCAGCAACTGACAATCTTCATTCAGACGTCATGCGAGTCATAGTCGAGGAAATGGTAAAGGTGGTCCCATCGGAGATTATTCCCTATTTAATTAAGGAATCTTCATCCCATTTGGTTTCTTATCCTAAGAAAACCAAACTAGAGCCGATCGTTCAAACGAATGGTCAGTTAATGGGTTCACTTTTATCGTTTCCTATACTGTGTCTTGCAAACGCGGTAACCATTGGACTAGCTTCTAAAAAGTTAAGTCTCGCCGAAATCCGAGCCCAAATAAACGGGGACGATATTCTTTTCTGCGGTAATTTGCCACTAATTAAACGGTGGAAAAAGATTGCAACTCAACTTGGCTTAAAGCCATCAGTTGGAAAGAATTACGTCTCTGATTATTGGGGTTCTATCAATTCTCAATTGGTTGTGCGTGGTAACATCGGTCTAAAGACCAAGGTAACTCGGCACACACAATGGAGAGTTGAATCATCGGGGCTTTATAACTGCCTACGAAGAAAGGCCGATGGTCCGTTGACCGTCACGGAGGCACTTAAGGTTTGGCCCAAACCACTCGTAGTTCGTTGCGCACAGCAACAGCTGAAGTCTACACCTCAGTCTGTTGATGTATCAACGAAATATGGTGGATTGGGTCTAATCACTACAGTGTCTAAGCCGAGTCGGACAGACATGGAGATATATCTCTGGAAGGTTCTTAATAAGAAACTGAAGGTCAATCTTACGATTGACGATCAGACTCTTGTTACAGGGCCAAAGGATATTATATCCAAGTATGTCCAACTCGACTTAGTCCGTGATGCGATTGCGTCAGGATCATATCCTCCCAAGACCGTTAGTTTCGGTAGGAGTCTCAATCTGTACGATGATAATCAAGTCGTACCGGACGATCATATCGTCTTTGATTGGGATGGGTTCAAGAAGTTTCGAAGGTTTTACAAAACGATTCCGCATCTGCGGGATTTTGTCAAAGCTTCAAACTTTGGAGAACCGGTCAGTCACTCAAGATCAGTGACGACGTGGGTAAACACAGAACTTGTAAAAGATCTGCCAGTACATAGAATGTTCTAATTGCAGGGTTTTGCTTACGCAAGGCCCGGATTAGGTTGTTTAAGATGCCTCCCATGGGATTCATGGAGTACTACCTGCTAACGCAGCCAGTAATCCTACCTCGGAGAAACAAATTAAACCTTCCGTACACGGTGAGTTAACAACTTATGTTTTTGACCCG